TGAGCATCCTAGAATGAAGGATCTTAAAAATGTTACGTTTGAAACAAATACTACACAATGGCTACATGATGAGTTTAGAGAGTACCTTGGAACTCGCGCAAGATTTAAAACAACGTTCAGCTGTAGCCCAAAACTCTCCGTTAGTGGGGAGTCTTGGGACGATGCTATTAAGCCTAGCATTGCTCGTCAATACTACGATGTGCCTGGTTCTAGCCTATATCTCAAGTTTGTTGTGGCTGATGACGTGGACGTTGAAGAAGTTAGCAGAGCTGTCGAAGCGTATCGTGCAGAAGGTGTGGAATGCCCTGTATACCTCATGCCGATGGGCGGACGTACAGAAGGCTATAACCTCACTGTTCAAGAAGTTGCTAAATTGGCGATGGCGAAGGGCTGGAGATTCACCCCAAGACTCCACATTAGCTTATTTGGAAATGCCTGGGGAACTTAAGCCCCAACCACGTGGCGTTATAAGCGAAGAACAAGAAAACAGAATTAGGAGAGCAGGACTTTGATTAAAAAGTGGCTTAGACAACTTACTGGTATAGACGAAATTCACGCGGCTGCACAAGCCGCTAAAGAAGATATTCAAAAATTAGAAGAACAAAAGAAAAAACTAGAAGAAGAAGCCGAATTGGTACGTCTTTCTCCTAAAGACAGAGCAACTCGCAAAGAAGAACCTTATATTTCTGTTATTGATACTAAAATAAATCCAGAAAACATACGCAACGGTTTTTTTGAACTAGATTGGAATGAGTATTTTATTAAAGATTTAATATTTAATGGGTACGGAACTGAAGCGGATCCTGAAGAGGAAATTGTAGATCGTTGGTTTAGAGATATAGTATATCAAATGTTAAACGAAGAAGGACTTGACACACAGCGTGGATCCGGCTATATTAATGTAGTTCCAATCGCTAAAGGCAAATCCGAGGTATCATGACAACTTACATTCTTGTAGACACTGCTAACACTTTTTTTCGTGCCCGACATGTTGTTAAAGGCGACATTGATACTAAAATTGGCATGGCTATGCACATTACTCTTCAAAGCATTAAAAAAGCCTGGACTGACTTTAAAGCAGATCATGTTGTGTTTTGTCTTGAAGGCAGGTCTTGGCGCAAAGACTTTTATGCACCCTATAAAAGAAATAGGGCCGATGCTAGAGCTGCACTAACGCCGCGCGAAGAAGAAGAAGATAAAATCTTTTGGGAAATATTTGACGAATTTAAAGATTTTGTTATTGAGAAGACCAATTGCACTGTAATGCGTAACCCTGTACTCGAAGCAGATGATTTAATTGCCGGATGGATTCAAAATCATCCTAACGATCAACACATTATTATTTCTACAGATAGCGACTTTGCTCAACTAATTTCTCATAATGTAAAGCAATACAACGGCATTGCTAATATGACCATTACCATAGACGGTTATTTTGACGAAAAGGGTAAAGAAGTAATTGATAAAAAATTGAAGACAGCTCGGCCCGCGCCGGATCCGCAATGGCTGCTGTTTGAAAAGTGTATGCGCGGCGATACAAGCGACAATGTGTTTAGTGCATACCCGGGTGTTAGGGTAAAAGGCACTAAGAATAAAGTAGGTCTTGCTGAAGCATTTGCTGATAAAAACTCCAAAGGCTTTTCGTGGAATAATCTTATGTTACAACGATGGACAGATCATGAAGGTAAAGAGCACAGAGTAATCGACGACTACTATCGAAATGTAACTCTGTGCGACTTGTCGGCTCAACCTTCTCACATTAGAACCGAAATCAATAATACTGTTGCCGAAGTTGTTCCTAAAGATGTTACACAAGTCGGAATGAAACTTATGAAATTTTGTGCAAAATGGGATATGAAACGCATTGCTGATCAGGCCGTTGCATTTAGCGAACCGCTAAATGCAAAATATCCCAAAGAGAAAGAATTACAATGAAACAGCATATTACTGCAAAAGAAATCCTACAAGACAAGTTTTGGATCGTTGAAGACGAAGGTGTTAGAGTAGGAACGTTAACCAAAGACGAAAATTCGTTTATACTTTCAAGCAAGGGCGCTATAAGTTTTTATAAAGACGAAAAGCAACTTAAGAAGAAGTTTGGAAAAAACTTCTTAACTGCTAAGATTACAACGCCAATTACTTCAAACAACGAACATTCGGTACAAGGGTATCCAACTAGATGTATACCGTATAATAGTATGTTTGATATTTCTCGAAAACTTCCTTTGTTTACTAAAAGTGAAAAATCAAAAAGTGTTTACTGTGCAGGGTATTATCTTGTTAAATTTAATGTTAATTGGCTCAAAAGCTTTTGTCCAAAGTTGATTACTATAGAAAAAAATCAATACCTAGGACCGTTTAAAACAGATATCGAAATGAAGGTTGCATTGAACAATGTCAATAGATCCAATTAATACCACTCCAATAACACAGTTTATACAACAAGTTAAAGGTGCTGATTCTAGCAATTCTAAAGAAATTAGACTAGACATAATTGCTGCAAAGTCTCTTGCATTTACTTTAGGAATTGTGATGAGCAGACTAAACGGGGATTTAGAAAAGTTTGTAAAAGAGAATTCGGGTGGAAACAATGAAACCATAACCGTTTCAATGGATTCTGGCAGTAATTGGAACTGAGTCTGTCATAAATATATGCGTATTTAATACGGAGTATTCTATGAGCAGACCTAAGCCAAATATATTATTAGAATTTATAAATAGCAGAACGTACAAGTGCGAACAGATCTTAGATGCAGAAGCAGTATGGGCAGTATTTTATAAAGGAAAGCCGTTTAACTTAAAAAGTTCAAATTCGTTAACTAGCTATCCTGGACCAAAATATAAAAAAACAAGTTTTTCAAATCCTGGACATGCACACAATTTATCAAAAAAATTAAATAGCATGTTTAAAACTACAGATTTTTCCGTTTACAAACTTACAAGCGGCGACGAAGTTACAGATGAATAAAAAATTATATACAAAAGTTTTTTTACAACAATTAGGAAGACGTTCCACTGATGAAAACGTAGCGGAAGTTATACCATTGTGGTGGCAAAACACACGAGATAAAAAAGAAGGTGGTCTAGGATTAACAGAGACCGGATTCAACACCTTAAAAGACATGGGCCTCGATTTTTACGAAATCCCGTTTCCTTTAGACATGCCGCTTACTGCACAAGTTATGATATATTTAGACAAATACATTGATAGTCCGTATTACTTAACTAAGAAAAGTGTTTTTGTTACAAACGAAAAAAAAGCAGTAGAACTAACGTTGTTCAGTGGTGACATCAGAAAGTACGGTCTTGCAAAGGCCATGAGACGCCCTACCGAAAACAACGATGCAGATAATTTATAACGAAGAAGAAAAAATCATCATTTGTGCAGTAGCACGGTGTGGGACAAATTTTCTTATAGACATTGCTCCGTTTATTAATTATAAAGAATTAGCACATAATTCTATTACAGATTATTCCGAATACACTATAATTAAAGTTGTACGAGATCCATACAACAGATTTGTTAGTTGGTGGTATTCTTTTGAAGGAAATTTATCCAAAATCGAAGATCATCCACGGACATGGTCCAAAGAAAAAGTCGATCAGTGGATTGAAAAATTTAAAATCGATATGCACTACGATGAACACACTGGCTTGCAAAGTATTTTATATTATCAAAATCAAGATATGAATCAAAATACTATGTTTGTAAAACTAGAGGATCTTAATATGTTTTTAGGACTTTCTCTTGAACGACATCAACCCGACTTATACAACGAACATGTTATCAATAACACTATGTTTATAAATAAAATTTTTAAGCTTGCTAGAATTTTTTATAAGCGTGATATAGAATGGTATAATCGATTGTATACCGGAATACCAAAAAGATTTATGTTAAGGTTTTTTTCCAACTTGACAAATCTAGACTTAGGTACTATTAATAAGACCTTACCAGTATGCATCGACCTTGGCACAATTACAAACGATTTGGAAATTGATGTCGATTTTGGTGACTTTTAGTAGTTGACGTCACGAGTGTTTTGTATTATGTTACACGTATAGGCACTGAACACACGAAAGGATACAGTATGTCTGACAATACTCGCACTGTTAGCCCGAACAAGGCTAAGACTGGCATTAAACATGCATTGCTTAAGAAACGCCCGATCTTCTTGTGGGGTCCTCCGGGCATCGGTAAATCCGACGTGGTTCACCAGATTGGTGAACTTATTGACGCTCATGTTATCGATGTGCGTCTGTCGCTTTGGGAACCCACTGACATCAAAGGCATTCCGTACTTTGATTCTAACCAAAGCAAAATGGTATGGGCACCGCCAAGCGAACTGCCCGATGAAACGTTGGCACAACGTCATAAAAACATCATTTTGTTCCTTGACGAAATGAATTCGGCTGCACCTGCTGTTCAAGCTGCTGCTTATCAGCTGATTCTAAACCGTAAAGTTGGCACTTATCGGTTGCCCGACAACGTTATGATTGTTGCTGCCGGTAACCGCGAAGCTGACAAAGGTGTTACTTATCGTATGCCTGCTCCGCTTGCAAACCGTTTCGTTCACCTCGAAATGCAAGTTAATTTCGACGACTGGTTCCAATGGGCAGTCGACAACAAAATTCACAAAGACGTAGTTGGTTTCCTTAACTTCTCTAAGAAAGACCTTTATGACTTTGATCCTAAATCTCCAAGCCGTTCGTTTGCAACTCCGCGTTCGTGGTCGTTCGTGAGTGAATTGCTTTCGGATAATCTTGACGACGGTACTACCACTGACCTAGTTGCAGGCGCAGTTGGTGAAGGGCTTGCTGTTAAGTTTATGGCTCACCGCAAAGTTGCTGCGAGTATGCCAGACCCAACCGACATT